GGCAGTTGGCTGACATGACGCCAACGCTTGTAATCCCCGCCTAGATAGTGTACGCTTGTTCACTCTCCCCCGAGGTGACCATGGGACGCAACAAGAAATACGCCACGGAAGAAGAGCGTCTTGCCGCCCGTAAGGCGATCAACGCCAAGAACGCCCAGTATCGGGCAGCGAACCCCGATAAGAACCGCGCGTGGCAGGCCCGTTACCGGGAAAACAATCCCGAGAAGTTCAAGCAGTCGCAGCGGGAGTACAAGCGCCGAAAGTACTGGTCGGACCCAGACTATCGCTTGCAAATGCAGTTACGCTCTCGCCTCTGCAAGACGTTGGGCCGCGGAAGCGATGTGACAGCGGCAATCGCAAAATGCGGATGCTCCTTCCAGGAACTGCGACATCACCTAGAAGCGCAGTTTGAGCCCGGCATGTCTTGGGACAGCCGCAGCGAATGGCACGTTGACCACATCTACCCGCTAGCTGGCATTGACCCCAAGAATCTTCGGCACGTCGCAGCCGCTTGCAATTGGCGAAATCTGCGCCCCGCATGGGCGGCACACAACCGCGCGAAGAGCGACGTTATAACGCCAGAATCTCAGGCCCTGTTTGATCTGATCCTGTCTGAATTAACCCCCGAGAACGACAATCATGCAGCAGCGATTTAATGTGGCGTTCGCTCATTTCGCCTACGGCGGCAACGGCGGAATTAGCTCCGAAACACCCGACATCCGAGAGTGGCAGGTGCCTTTGGTCGCAAGTCTCGCCAGGGACGAGCGAGTTGGAGAAATTCGCGTGTTCAATATCTCGGACACGCCAATCACCATGAGCCGCAACAAGGCGGTGCTGCAGGCTAGACAATACAAGTCTGACATCTTGGTGATGGTCGATTCGGACATGAAGCCCGACATGTACGTTGGGCAAGACCCATTGGCCAAACCGTTCTTTCAGTCGTCTTTTGATTTTCTTCTGGGCCACTACGCCAAGGGGCCGGTGGTCATCGGGGCACCGTACTGCGGCCCCCCGCCGGCCGAGTGCGTCTACGTGTTCCGCTGGCAGAACCAGCAGTCCGATCATCCCAACGCAGACTTCCAGTTGGAGATGTACGACCGACACACCGCCGCAAAGATGGCTGGCATTCAGGAGTGCGCGGCGCTTCCGACAGGCATGATCATGTTTGACATGCGCATGTTTGACTTGATCGAACCGCGTACCAAGGACAACCATTCATTTGCGTACTATGAGTGGACAGACAAGTACGCGGCGGCAAAGGCCAGCACGGAAGACGTGACAATGACTAGGGACATGGCGTTCGCTGGAGTGGAAAAGCTTGGCTACAACCCCGTCCTTTGCAACTGGGACGCCTGGGCCGGTCACTGGAAGCCCAAGTGCGTGGGCAAGCCCGTGGTTCTGGAGGCCAAGAGCATCAGCGAAAAACTTCGCTCTGATTGGGAGGCCAACGTGGACCATGACGTGAAAATTGTGGAATTGCGCCCATCAAACTTCATGCAACGCGCGCTGGCCAACGGTGTCCGAAAGTAAGACGTGCATCACCTGCGGGCAGACCTTCCCCGCGACCACGGCGCACTTCCATAAGTCCAAGGATGGATTTAATCCGCGGTGTCGGAAGTGCCGCAACAAGAAGGAGCGGAAGGCTCGGGCCAACAAGCGCAACGAGAAGCTGGAGGAGATTGAGAAGGGCGCCGTCGATCTGTTCCTCAAGTCGGCGCGTCTCGGCGGGGCGAGCATCCCGCACTCCTCGGAACTGCTGGAAGTTCTCTTTGAGTACTTCGGCGGCGTGCGTGGGTTCGGCAACGCCTTCATGAAGCAGTTCTTCCAGGCTCCGGTGGGAGGAGCGTTCCGCACCAAGATGCTGGACACCATGGTCCGGCTGGTGACGCAGAACACGGCCATGGGCGGGGCGAAGAAGCCGCTGGAACTGATGACCGACCAAGAGCTAGAGGCCGAGGTGCGCCGCCAAGTCTTGGAGGCGGCCATGTCGATCACAGTGAACGGAAAGGTGGAGAAGAATGAAGTGCGAAACTTGCCGGTGGTGGATCAGTCGGGGGCTGGGGGGCTGGGGGGAGTGCCGGCGATTCCCGCCAGCGTACGTGAAGACCAGCGAGGGTCAGCATCCCAGGACGCTGACGCATCACTGGTGCGGCGAGTGGAAGCCCAATGAAACGCCACCCGAAGATACCGCCGCCCCCTCCTCCTGACGGCGGCGTTATGCCGGGCCTGACGCAGCACGCGCTGTCCTCCCTAAAGGAGGTTCAGCAGGAACTGCAGGGCCGGCGGCTAGAGGCACTCAGGCTGTACGAGCCCATGCCGCTGCAGGAAGAGTTCCACAGTTGCATGGTGAGCGAGCGAATCGTCATCGGTGGCAACCGTTCGGGAAAGAGCGCATGCACGTTCGTTGAGGACGCCCGTGCCGCCACCGGGCAAGACCCCTACGGCAAGTACCCCAAGGAAGGAGGCAATCTTGTCATTATTGGTCGCAACTGGCCGCACATCGGACTTGTGGTTTATCCGATGCTGTTCAAGGCCGGCGCATTCAAGATCATCAAGGACGCGGTTACTGGTCAGTGGCGCGCCTTCCGCCCAGGCGTTGATGACCCGCTCAAGGCGAAGCCTGCGCCTCCGCTCATCCCGCCACGTCTCGTCAAAGACATGTCTTGGGTGCTGAAGAACGCGGGCTACCTGAACAAGGCGGAACTGACCAACGGCTGGACGATCAATTGTTTCTCGTCCGAAGGCGAACCACCGCAAGGCTTCCAGGCCGACCTCGTTCACATTGACGAGGATATTAACAATGAGCGATGGGTTGGCGAGATGCAGGCCCGTCTAGCCGACCGCAAAGGCCGGTTTGTGTGGAGCGCGATGCCACACTCCAAGAACGACGCCCTCCTAGGCTTGTGCGAGCGCGCCGAGAAAGAGATTGAGAACAACAACCCCGACCCGATCATCAAACGGTTTACCCTGCGGTTCTTGGACAACAGGCACATCGATGACGCCGAGAAGCGCAAGAACATCGAACGCTGGTCGGCCTTGGGCCAAGAAGAACTGCGGATGCGTGCGGAAGGTGAGTTCACCACTGAAAGCACGCTCATGTACCCGTCGTTTAATGCGTCGGTCCACATGATGCAGCGTTCGGAACTCCCCGAGGGGAAGGTGCCCGACGATTGGACGAGGTACGTGGCGATTGACCCGGGCCATGCTGTAATGGCCACGCTGTTCGGTGCCGTGCCGCCGGACGAGCAATTCCTGCTGATCTACGACGAACTGTACATCCGCAACTGTAACGCGCTCATCTGGGGCGAGGCGTTTGCCGAGAAGGCCAAGACGCAGTCCTTCCGCGTGTTCATTATGGACATGCACGGCGGTGCCCTGCGTGACCTAGGCTCCGGCCGGCTACCGCATGAGTTGTACACCGAGCAACTGAAGAAGCACGGCATCAAAGCCCAAGCGTCCGGCATCTCGTTCATCCCGGGATCGGATGACATCCCCGCCAGGACGGCCCTCGTCCGGCAGATGCTGCACATCCGCGGCGACGGCAGTACACGCCTGAAGATTCTGGACGGCGCCTGCCCCAATCTCATTCGGGAGATCAAGCGGTATCGCAAGAAGACTACTTCGGTGAACGGGCAGACGTTCGTCACGGACGTGCCCTACACACGCGGCGAGGTCCATGCCTGTCAGACGCTTGAGTACCTCTGCGCCTACGAACCCAAGTACTACGCACCCCCCAAGGTTCACGGTCCAGAGCCGTGGTGGGTGAAATACCTTGCCGACAAAAAGCGTCGGCAGGGCGAAAGCAGCGACAACTGCGTCATCCTCGGGCCTATAGGAAATCGAAGAAATGTTTGATTACGCAATGCCGGAAGTCCGCTTGGGCGATTGGGTCTATTTCTATCCCCATGACGGGGCCGTGCCTGTGGTCGCCTTGGTGCAACAGGTCGGCAAGGGAACGGTTGTCCTGTGGTCGATCTCCCCCGGTTACGGCGGCGTGGAGCGACCCAGCGTCCACCACAAGGACGATCCACGGCTGGCCGACAACCCCGAGTGGAAGACCTACGGGACGTGGGACCACCAGCCCCGTGACCCCAAGGTGGCCATCCTGAGTGAGCGGGTTTCGGCCCTGGAACGGCGTTTGGAGGCCGTGGAAGGCAAAAAGGCCAAATAGGGGCATTGATCAGTAGGAGATCACATGTCTGAACAGAATCCGCTGCGCCCGATTGTGCAGGGCTGGATCAAGAAAATCACCCTTGCCCAGAAGCACAAGAAGCCCTTCACCTCCGATGCCCAGGAGGCTATGGACTTCTACTGCGGCGATCCCGATTTCATGTGGAAAGATGCCTACGCTCGGGGAGAGAGGGGCTACAACCGCGGCCTCTCCCCCCCCGAGTTTCGCATGCAGATCAACCGTGTTTGGGAGGCCGTCCGCATCTTCTCTGCCGTCATCCACCACCGGAACCCCGAGCGGTTGGTGACACCCCGGCAGTACCCGGTCATCCCTCCCCAACTCCTAGGCATTCAGCCCCAGCCTCCCGTGCCGCAGATGGGGCCCGATGGCCAGCCCGTCATGGGCCCTGACGGCCAGCCGGTGATGATGCCGGACCCGCAGATCATGGCCTACCAGCAGGGCCTGCAGCAGCAGCAGTTCATGTTTGGCCGGCGACAGGTTGTCTCCAAGCTCCTAGAGGACTATCTGAACTACACCCCTAACGAACTGGACCTCAAACGCCATTCCCGCAAGGTGGTGGAAGAGGCGTTCATCAAAGGCGCGGGGGTGTGGTGGCATGAACTGTATTCGCCACCGGGCTCCAGCGTGAAGATGGCCGGGTCGTTCTTTGACTCCATCGACAACATCGTCTGGGACGCTGACGCCGACGAGTTTGAGGACATCCGCTGGGCTGCCCGCAAGCGGACGCAGCCGGTAAACGAAGTGGCCGCAAAGTTTGGACTCAACCCCGACGATCTCAAGGGGCACCTAGAGAGCTACCAAGCCCGGGAGGATGTTGACGCCCGTGGGTACGAATACAAGCGCAAGCAGGGCAAGACGAACGATCTGATCTGCTACTGGGAGATTTACTCCAAGACGGGGTTCGGTGACCGGCTCAAGGATGCCGACCCTAGCTTGAAGGGCAAGTTCGATGCGCTCGGGCAGAACTGCTATCTGGTTGTGGCAGAGGGAATCGACTACCCGCTGAACATCCCGCCCGCCATGCTCCAGGAGGAGGTGGACGAGACGGGCATTCCGCAGCAGTTGTTTATGAACGCCCAGTGGCCGATCCCATTCTGGGTGGAGCCGAACGGCTGGCCCTTCACTCTGCTTGCGTGGCACGGCAAACCGGGCTACTCCTGGCCCATCAGTATTATCCGCCCTGGCATTGGAGAGCTTCGATTTATCAACTGGGCGATGAGTTTCTTGGCGACCCGCATTGCCACTAGCTCCCAGACGCTCATTGGTGTCAGCAAGTCCGCAGACCCCGACATAAAAGCGAAGCTGCTTGAGCGCAGTGAAGGCGGGTTCAAGATCGTTGAAATCTCCGAAGCCATTGGCCGAAGCGTCAACGATGTGATCTCGGTCTTCACCCTGCCCGGCGTGACGCAGGACATGTACCAGATCATCGCAGAGGTGACGAACTTGTTCGACCGCCGCGTGGGTCTGACCGAACTCATTTACGGCATGACCAGGGCATCCTTCAGGTCAGCCGCAGAGGCTTCCGTGAAGTCCGAGCAGATATCGGTCAGGCCGGACGATTATGCAAATACGCTGGAAGACGCCATGACCGAGGTGTCTCGCAAAGAGGCTCTCTTGGCGCGGTGGATGGTTCAGCCGCAGGACGTTGCGCCGCTCCTTGGCCCCATGGCCGCGCAAGCCTGGGGAATGCACGTCCAGCAGGAAGACCCGGAAAGCATTGTCCGTGAGTACTCCTACCGCATTGAGGCGGGCAGCATAAAGAAGCCCAACATTGCCACCAAGATTGAGAACCTCAATCAAGCAATGCAGACGCTCATGCCGATTGCGCAGGGCATGCTGCAGGCTGGGAAGCCCGAGGTGTTCAACGCCCTCATAGCGGACTGGGGCGATGCGATGAACTTTGACGTGTCGAAGTACATGATCCCCCCTCCCCCGCCTCCGCCCCCAGGCCCGCCTCCCGGCGCGCCGGATAGTCCGGCGCCCCCGCAAGGACAATAACCCTATATGGACATACCAGTAGAAGTGCAGCGTTTTGGCCGAGAGGCCATTGATCGGTACATCAAGGCCCTTCCCTACGGCGAGAAATGGGCCTCCATGGTCGCCACCCAGATCGCCCCGGGAACCAAGGGGTCTGACCGGGCGTTCATGGAGGGGCG